CGGCGCATACTGGCGACGCCCTGGCAGCACATGCCGCAAGTGCAATTAGTTTGCTGGATGCGGCGGGATATACAGCGGCTGTTAATTTGGAAACTTTAGCCCTCGAACTGCTCGAACGCTCAACAGTTTTGATTGCCGATCCTGGTGATGGTAATGCGATCCCAGTTGTGCGATCGGGTCAAGTTGCTATTACTACCGCAGGCGCGGAAACGCGCACCCTAGCCATACCGACTTTTGCCGGACAACGGTTGGCCATTTCTTTCGATGTGGATGTAGACGATGCGATCATTACCGTAGCGAGTGCGTTCAATCAGACCGGCAACAATACCATTACGTTGGCCGATGCGGGGGATACCCTCGAATTGATCGGCGTGC